TTATATTTATTAACAATTTGTTGTGTCTTACCAGTTGCAAAACCTTTTAAATACTCACCAAAATTATTATTAAACTCTGCTTTAAATTCTTTAGTTGTATCAGCAAAATTTCTTTCAGCTTGATGAATTAATGAATAACACTCAAGAGCATCTTGAGGCATTAGTGTCATATCAGTAATATCTTCACTAATCTTAGTAATTGCTTTTTTAGACAAATCAACCTTATATCTTTCAATTAAACTATCAAGAGTAACCATATCTTTATATTCTTGAATTTGTTCATCAATAGGGACTCTATCAGTAACCTCTAAAGTTAATTTACCAGTTTTTTTATCAATAAGTTCTTCATACTTAGCCATGTACTTTTTAAAATTACCTTGAGCATATTGGTGCGGTCTTGGTCGATTAATTTCGCTTCTAAACCTCACTTGATTCATTTGGATCACTTGTGTTTGTTCCATCATCTTCTCCTTTTGGAGTAACCTCTTTTACATCTACTCCATTTGATACTAAATAAACATCATTAACGAGTTCACCAGTTTTATCATCAAACTCACCTAATTTCCATAGTTGCATATCTTTATAACAAAGCGCGACTTGTGATTGACTACCACTATTAATAGCAAAGCTAAAAGTACGTTTTGCTACTACATCATTTTCAAGCATAAAAGGTGTGCTTGAGAACCTTCCAACGGCTGTATCTTTTATAGCATAAATATTTATTTTCATAATCTTTCTCCTAATTTTTTATTTAATTTTGTTATTGAAAGTATTTCATAATACTCTAGACGTGTTTTTAAAATTGCATGTGTTTGATTTTTCGCATATACTTTTTGAGAGAAAATCTCTCCTTTTTTATTGCGATATGTAATAATAAATCTAGGCATAATTACATTCTAATTCCGCCACGTGCATTATATTGTGGCAAGTTTACTTTATGAGTTTTATTTGCTGTAGTTCTAAAAAACGCTTTATCTTTAACACTTGGCATTTTCTTTCTCTTCATAATTATTCTCCTTTTCTAAAGGGGTAGATAACCAGTTGAATTATCTTCAACACCGGTTTCACTAACTTTAGTATCTTGACTTTGAAAGTCAGTTTTTATATGATTTTTTTTATTAAGTTTACTTACTATTTTTTGTTTCTTTGCTTCTGCCTTTGCTTCAATCTCATCCGCAGTAAGTTCTTTTCTCTTACCTTTAAAAGCAACCACTGTTGCAAAGATTGATAGTACATAAGGTAAAATTTCACTAATTAATTCTAGTATTTCCATACTACTCTCCTATTTTTATTAATTTTTTATCCTGGTTCTTAAGGTATTTTATTGAGTGACCAGTAACTCAATTTTTATAAACTATTTTGTCAATACAACATTTTATGGTCATATGTATAACCATACTTTTTAGCAAACTCTTTTCCATCTGATGCTCTAAGGAAAAAACATAAATATGCCGTGCTTCTCACTCAACCAGTGTTGAGGAAAGAAATAAAAGATATACTTATGTTTCATACCATCACCTCCACGTTTGTATTTTTGAGTTGTTATAACTCAATATTATAATATGCGTTATTTTAACTCAAGTCAAGTTATTTTAACTCAAAATATAAATTTTTGAGTGATTTTAACTATAATAAGGTGTTATGATGAAAGATATAATTAAGAATTTAAGAAAATCAATGAACTTAAGCCAAGAGGAATTATCAAAAAAAATAGGAATACCTAGGTACACCATAAGTGATTGGGAACAAGGAAGATTAGAGCCTAATTGTAACCACTTAAGAACTCTTTGTGTGTTCTTTGACATATCTGCTGATGAGTTGTTAGAAATAGATACACCATTAGAACGCAAAAAAGTGGTCATAAACCACTCTTTCAATAATTCTAAGGATATTTCATTAAAAATATAGAAAAAGTCCCCTATCAGCTCGATTAGGGGGCTTATTTATTCGCATGTGTTGTCTTTTGCGAATAGATAATAATTATTTATTGTTGCTTTGCGTAGTACTTACCTACTGATAATTCGCACACGCCTCATACTTGAAACGCTTACTTATATAATGTACGTTATTCCTAGCACTTAAGAAAAATTATATTCCAGTAATTTCATATCCTCTCTGTAAATATTTTACACTTTCTTTGATAGCATTGGCTTTATACTCCATTTGTTGTTCTCGAGTTAAGCCACTAAGTGCATCAGCTGTTTCTTGTCTCCTTTCAGCTAATCTCTTTCGTGCTTCTTTTATTGACTGCATTCTTTCAGTATATTCAGCATCAAATAATCGGTCATAGTATTTTGCAGGCTTTAGTGTTTGTATACCTTTAGAATTAACAAGATGAACTTTATCAAACTCATACATCTTCTCTTTATTATCCTCATAATAGTAATAACCAATACCAGGTTTACGACTACAATTAGTAAACTCAGGGACCTTACCTTGTGAAAGATAATAATCTTTTGAACCTTTTCCTTTTTGCTTCTTAAGAACATAACGAGCAACATAAGCACAAGTCTCAGGAGTTATGTCATTTAATTCAATATGTCCTTTTCCCCAAATATCTTCAATAATTTGGGAGTGATACATATCAAATCCTTTTTGTGATTTCTTATAAAACTTTTTATCTCTTACATTAAAATTAAACATGAGCAAGTGATAATGAGGACGACCAAATTTCTCTCCATACTCTCCGCACATAAAAAATCTTATATTATCTTCACCGTACTTATACTCCCATTGCCTACGCAAGCGCTTAAGAAACTCTTGAACATCTTTTTTACAAAGAGTATTAACCTTATCAGTAAGAACCTCACCAGTCTCAGAGTCTATACCATAAGTTTTAGGAACATGCTCATCATCATAAGTTAAAGTCAACATTTCATTATATTGCCAAGCCTTCTCCTCTAACATACAACGTTGCATCCACTCTTTAGAATAAGTTAATCTACAATGTGTACACTTTCCACAAGGTAACTCAACAATATCAACACAAGGGTTAACAAAAGAATTGTTTTTATTCTTATTTTTATCCTTAGGTGGAAAAAGAAGTATAGCCTTACCAGTATCAGGATTTGTACCAACGTTATAAGCACGTATTGGATTTGTGCAACTCATTTTATACCTCTCTTAAATAATTAAAGTGCCACTTTGTGTCACTCGTGCCCTAATATAACAAGTGCGCGTACGGGCACGCGTGACGCGTACGTGCGTACGTACGTGAGTCACGTTAATTATTTTGTCATTGTTTTTACCATTGTAGAAACTAACTGACCTACTCCATCATAGATTCTCTGAGTAGTTGTATTTTTTGAATTTCTATCAATTTGATGGTCAAGAGCTCTTGCATTTGTAACTGAATTCATAAGATTGCTAACCTCTGATAAAATATTCATATTATTCTGAAATGCTCCTCTTGAACCTGAACCTGCAGATGCTGAACTTGAAGTAGGTCCTTGAGCATTTATTCCACCACTACCATAAACCATAGCAGGATTAAGACCTGCATCTTTAATATCCTCAACTGCTCTCTGGTACTTTGTTGAATCAGCTTCAATAGAACGTTCATGTGCAAGAACTGCTTGTTCTGCATTAAATTCATTTTGAGCAACTTGGTCTCCTGACTGGCGCCAAGTACCACCTGAAATAAGATTGCCTATACCATTAACAACAGGGCTTAGGAGTTTCGAACCTAACGAAACTCCTAAACTAGTAAGACCTAATCCTAGTAAACTCATAAACTACCTCCTACAATCTTTTTAATCCTGGTATAGCATGAACTGGCATAACTCTAGTTGCTGGAATATTAAAATCAACATCAATTATAAATTGGTCCTGCTCACTAGATGGAACTGAAAGACATCTATCTAAATTATTTGGTGTTTCAATTATGAAATCTTCACCAAGAGTAACCTCACCAGAGAACTCATCACCTAGATGATAAATATCTAAAGACTTAGGGTCATTTGATTTAAATTGACCCTTAATTTCATTAGTCATATATTTATAATCAACCCATGGTTCATTAAAACCAAGAATTTTATCATCAATTGAACTATCTCCAGTAACATCAATTGACCTCTTATAATATGGCTGTTCACCAATATTTGCAAAAATTGGGTCGTAAAAATCAGTCCTTTTAACTCTGCTAAACATAGGAGCAAGTCCATTTTGATAAGTATGCTCTTGCTTAACTGCGCAAAGTATATATAAATAACCATGTTCTTTAAAAGATTTAACAGGATACCTATCTTTATCAAAAGTCATTGATATACCAGAAAGATTACCTTGAGGAGTAGAATCAGTTGCTGATACTTGAACAACTTGATTAATATTAATAGGAATAGATTTTCCACCAATATACTCTGCTCTTTGCAATCTTGCATCGTCTGAACGAACGCCAAAATGATTCAAAATAATTTCAATATAACGGCTTCCACCACGTGCATCCAACTCGAACATTTGTTGTAATGCAATAGCAAGACGAAATTCATTTACAGAAGCAGAGCGAGCCTCTGATAAATCAGCAAAAAGGTTAGCAGGCTGAATATTTCCAATAGAATTAAATTGTAAACCAGAATTAGCAAAAGTATCATTTGCTGTTCCATTTGAATAAATACCAACAGCATAATTACCAGCAGGAACAGGATTTCCATCACCTTTCAACCATGTTAAGGCATTACCAGACAAAAGTTCTGAAGGAATATTGGAAGAATAAGTGGTAACTGGTGCAAAAGAACCAAGAGGAAGAAGAACATCAGGTCCCTTCTGAGGGTCAGGAAGAAGGCTTGTAAATACATCATGCTTCTTACATACTGGCAATAGTTCTCCACCAAGTTCTGCATCAGTAACATAATTTGAACCATTAGAACCAACAAGGTCTCCAGTCTTTGTTATATGAGTAAAATTCATTAAATTTTCATCTCTGAATAAATCATTCCATAATTGACAATAACCTGTAATAGGATTACGATTAACTGGACCATAATTTTTATAAGTTGCATAACCAAGTTGTCCAGCAATTGTTTCATTTTTCCAACCACCACTTGGTGGAGTAATCTTACAACACTCATATGCTGTCTTATTAGTAATCCATGGACCTTGTTTATTCTCTCCCATAATTTCTTCCCAATGTCCATCGAGTAATCTAGTAGGAACATAAACAACATACATATTCAAAAATAAATTACCCATTATAGGCTTTATAAGTGGATGAGTTGTTCTAAGTAAAAATGATATATCATCAAAATCAAAAGTATCACCAGGTAAAATCTCAATACATTTTAAAGGTACCAACTTACCCATATTAAAAGTAGTTGACACTGTACCTCTAAGAGGAAAGCGAGTTCTATTAAGATGTAAGGTTGCTTGTTGATCAAAACTATACATTATATGTACCTCCATTATTTATATTTTGTTGTGTTGTTTGAGTTGTTGGCGCCTCAGTTTGTTGTTGATTTAAAATTGTTGGCGCCTCAGATTTAACTAAATTTTTGTTATATTTATTAACAATTTGCTGTGTCTTACCAGTTGCAAATCCTTTTAAGTACTCACCAAAATTATTATTAAACTCTGCTTTAAATTCTTTAGTTGTATCAGCAAAATTTCTTTCTGCTTGATGTATTAAAGAATAACACTCAAGAGCATCTTGAGGCATTAATGTCATATCAGTAATATCTTCACTAATCTCAGTAATTGCCTTTTTAGACAAATCAACTTTATATCTTTCAATTAAACTGTCAAGAGTAACTACATCTTTATACTCCTGGATTTGTTCATCAATAGGGACTCTATCAGTAACCTCTAAAGTTAATTTGCCGGTTTTTTTATCAATAAGTTCTTCATACTTATCCATATACTTTTTAAAATTACCTTGAGCATATTGGTGAGGTCTTGGTCGATTAATCTCGCTTCTAAACCTCACTTGGTTCGTTTGCATCACTTGTGTTTGTTCCATCATCTTCTCCTTTTGGAGTAAACTCTTTAACATCTACTCCATTTGCTACTAAGTAAACATCATTAACAAGTTCTCCAGTTTTATCATCAAACTCGCCTAATTTCCATAGTTGCATATCTTTATAACAAAGCGCAACTTGTGATTGACTACCACTATTAATAGCAAAACCAAAAGTCCTTTTTGCTACTACATCATTTTCAAGCATAAAAGGTGTGCTTGAGAACCTTCCAACGGCTGTATCTTTTACAGCATAAATATTTATTTTCATAATTGTATCTCCTTAATACTTTTATCAAGTTTTGTTATTGCGATAACTTGTAACGCATTAATATGAAGTTTTTGTAAAGCGTGCATTTGATTTTTTGCATACACACGTTGTATAAATGTTTCGTTATTTTTATTTAAATAAGCAATAAGATAATATTTCATATCTACATCCTAATTCCGCCACGTGCATTATATTGCGGCAAGTTTACTTTATGAGTTTTATTTGCTGTAGTTCTAAAGACAGCTTTATCTTTAGCACTTGGCATTTTCTTTCTCTTCATAACTACTCTCCTTTTCTAAAGGGATAGGTAACCAGTTGAATTATCTTCCACACTGGTTTCACTAACTTTAGTATCTTGACTTTGAAAGTCACTTTTTATATGATTTTTTTTGTTTAGCTTTGTTACAAGCTTTTGTTTCTTTGCTTCTGCCTTTGCTTCAATCTCTTCTGCAGTAAGTTGCTTTTTCTTACCTTTGAATGCAACTACTGTTGCGAAGATTGATAGTACATAAGGTAAAATTTCACTAATTAATTCTAGTACTTCCATACTAATCTCCTTTTTCAACTGCAATTTTTAATTCTAACCAATTTTTGAAACCTAAACTTACAGCATATCTATGTTGAATTTGCATTAAAGTTAGATTTTCAGGATTATTAAATTTCTTTAATTTTTTACAATTTAATTTATGATGATTAATATTCATAATCATAGACTACTCTCCTATTTTTAATAATTTTTTGTCCAGGTTCTTAAGGTATTTAATTGAGTGACCAGTAACTCAATTTTTATGAGCTGTTTTGTCAATACAGCATTTTATGGTCATATGTATAACCATACTTTTTAGCAAAATCTTTTCCATCTGATGCTCTAAGGAAAAAACATAAATTTGCCATGCTTCTCTCTCCAGGTATGAGGAAAGAAATAAAAGATATACTTATGTTTCATATCATCACCTCACTCTTTATAGATTTTTTTGAGTAATTGGTTACTCAGTTTATGACACTCTGTCATATTTCTATAATATGGCAATTTGTCCTACTTGTCAAGAAAATTATGTCAATTTGTTATAATTTTTTTGAGGTAATAAAAATATGTTAGGAAATCAGATAAAATTTTTTAGAAAATCTTTAGGGTTAAATCAAACAGAACTTGCACAAAAATTAAGTTTAACACAAGAAGCAATTAGTAAATATGAAAAAAATCTACGTGAACCAGATATTGAAACATTAAAGCGGTTATGTATCATATTTGATTGTACTGCTGATGAATTATTAGAAATAGATACACCATTAGAACGCAAAAAAGTGGTCATAAACCACTCTTTCAATAATTCTCGAGATATTTCCTTAAATGTATAAGAAAATCCCCCTATCGGCTCGATTAGGGGGCTTATTTATTCGCATGTGTTGTCTTTTGCGAATAGATAATAATTATTTATTGTTGCTTTGCGTAGTACTTACCTACTGATAATTCGCACACGCCTCATAC